GATGTTGGTAATTTTTTAGATGATGTATTTAATAAATAATTAGATTTTAAATCTAAATATTTATTTTTATACTTTAAGTATTTTTCTTGATACGACATAATATATATTAATCTTTAGAAATAATTATTTTTAAATAATTTAAATATGTGTAAAAATGATGTTATATTATTTTATAATTTTAATTTTTATATTATAAATCTTTATTATAAAATAAAAATACAATATTAAAAGTAACTATTTATATATTTTTATTAAAATATAATAATTTTCTATATTATATTAAATATATTAAATGAATAATGAAAAATGCGCACCAAGCAAAACTTTTCAAGATGGGTCGTGTCTAACATTAGAATCTTTAAAATCTATAGCAAAACAATATAATATTAAAAATTTTAAAAATAAAATACAAATATCAAATGATAAAGCCAAAATGGTTCAAGAATTAGAAAAAAAATTATCTGATAAATGTAATGATCAAATTTGTTGGCTAGATTTAGATATTGTTAATAAAATAGATGATAAACCAATTAAAAAAGATATTAAAGAAAATACTTTTAGACCAGCAGGACCGCTAAAAAAAAATGAATGGTTGTCAACTTCTGATATTAATGATGTAATTGTTCAATATCAAGAAAAACATAAAGATTTCTTATTTTTAGGAGCTGTACCAGCAGATTTTGAAGATTTAGAAGTTTTAGGTATTAATAATTTAGATTTCGATGGTCTTCAAAAAGAAGGTAAACATAAAATAGGTATTGTTATCAATTTAGATGAACATACACAAGGAGGTTCCCATTGGGTTGCTTTATTTATAGATTTAAAAAAAGGACAAATTTATTATTTTGACTCTTTTGCTATGAAACCTTCTAAGAAAACAAGAAAATTTATAAATAAAGTATTTAAATATATTTATAAAAAAAAATATAATAAAGATATTAAATTAAATAGTTTAATTAACAAAATTAATGGAGGTGGAAAACATAAACTTATCGATGATTTAAAACAATTTGATATTAAATATAATACTATACAACATCAATTTAAAAATTCTGAATGTGGTGTTTATTCTATTAATTTTATTGTTAGACTTGTAGGTGGTGAAACTTTTAAGGAAATAACTGAAAATATTACAAAAGATGATACAATGAATAAATGTAGAACAAGATACTTTAATAATGTTAATATTACGTAAGATTTATTTCTTCAATTAAATTATTAATTTCTAGTTGAATATTTAAACTATAATTTAATCCATAAAAGTTAAATGGTCTGCCTTTAGAGTCTTTAAAACTTAATTCTAGATTGTCTAATTTAATTTGTTCTTCAAATTTAAATTGATAATTACAATTACCTTGATTAATTGTATATAATACAGCAAAAGGTTTAGACTCGTCTAAATTATTTATAAATAAATATATTTTTTCTTCAATTCGTAAGTCCCATGATTTATCAGCTATAAATTTAGTTTCATCTTTACAAATTGACGTAAAACCTAATATTTCTTTACTTAATACAGTTGGTATAATTTCAAATAATTCATTTGAACTAATTTCAACAATTTGTTCTACATTTAATTCAAATTTATATTTTTCAGATTTTGTATTTAATTTTTCTATTAAATTATCAATTGAATATTTACCAGAATTTAAGTTTAATTCTATTATTTCATTATTTATATTTTTAATTTGAAAAATATTATTTTTTCCAGATTCAATATTATATCTAGCTTGTGGTATTGAATAAGACATTAATTTTATTCCTACTATATTTTCAATAGGTCCAAATTCAAATGGAAAATTAATTTGAGATTCAAATGATTCAATTTCAAATTGAATATTTGAAGTTCCGTATAAATAATTATATTTTTTCATTAAAGAGTTCATTTCTTCCATTTTTTTTGATATTAACATTTCTTTATCATTTAATTTTTTAAATTCTAATAAAATTTCTTCTTTAATAGAATTAACTTTATTATCATTAAATTCTGCTAATTGATTTTTTAATATTTCATTTTCTCTTATAATATTTTCAACTTCAGAATTTTTAATCATTCCTAATTTTTTTAATGTAGTTTGAATTTTAATAATATCTAAATTTTTATTTGATAATACTTTATCTAATCGCTGTGTAACTTGAGGTTTTTGAATATTTTCTCTAGGTTGATTTGTGTTATGATTTTTTTCAATTTGTATTCTACGTATTAGTTCTTGTTTTTCTCTCTGCATTTGTTCCTGTTGTCTGCCCATTGGTTCCTGTTGTCTGCCCATTTGTTCCTGTTGTCTGCCCATTTGTTCCTGTTGTCTACCCATTTGTTCCTGTTGTCTATGCATTGGTTCTTGTTGTCTGCCAATTGGTTCCTGTTGTCTGCCAATTGGTTCCTGTTGTCTGCGCATTTGTTCCTGTTGTCTGCCCATTGGTTCCTGTTGTCTACGCATTGGTTCTTGTTGTCTGCCCATTGGTTCCTGTTGTCTGCGCATTTGTTCCTGTTGTCTGCCCATTGGTTCCTGTTGTCTGTGCATTGGTTCTTGTTGTCTATGTATTGATTCATTATGTTCTCTTAATTCACTACGTTTTTTCATTTCTATCAAGTATTTTTCTTCACGAATTTGTTCTATAGTTTTTGGTTCATAATCTGGTATTTCATCCAGTTCTTTATTTATTTGAGAGTTACCAAAATTTTCAGAAGTAAAATCTATTTTTTCTTTATTAAGTGGAATGCTAACAGAACTTCTGTCATTTTCTAAACTTTTTAATCTTTCTTGAAATGATCGCCCATCTTCTTGTATTTCACCTATATCAATTGGTTTATCTATATTATTTATACTATATAAATCTCCATTATCACTATTATTAGATAAAAACCCTATATCTAAATCATCACGATGAATGTCTTGAGTAAAATCTGGTTTTCCACCTTTTCTTGGAATATCTTGAATAGTTTTAGGTCCTCTATTATTATTTTCGTTTTCGTTATTTTTTTCAGGTTGTGTTTTTATTGGTTTCAAAAAATTAGGTGTTACTGGTCTACCATTCATTCTAGTTTCAGTATCTCTTTCTGTAGTTAATTGTTCCATTCTTGTATTCATATCATTGGAACCTTTTCCATATTGATATTGATTAAATGTATAATCATCGTTAACTTGTTCTACAATTGGTTTAAATAACTTATCAAATCTATCAGGATTACTATTTTTATTTTCATTATTATCAGGTGGATATAAAAATTGATTTTTATTTTGAGAAGGCACAGGTCTTTCTGAAAGTCTATTACCATTATTTGGATTTGAATTAAAGTCTCTTTCAAATTTTAATCTAGATGAATTTAGTTGATTAATAGTGCTATTATCATTTGAACTTAATTCTTTTTGACTTTCATTAAAACAAGATTTATTAAATTGATCATAAATAGAAACAAAATTTTTTTTATTAATTTTTTTTAAATCTAATGATTTATAAACTAGTTTCATATTTTTAATTAATAAATCAATTATTTTTTTTTTACCATCTTTATTTATTTCTAATAAATTATTTTTTTCTAGCAATTTTTTGTTTAATGCTGAAATATTTTCTTTTGAAAAAAATGTATCAGTTATAGTCTTAATTTGACCATTTGAATCCATATTAATATTTATATTATCTTTTTTTTTAATAAACTCAGTTTATCAAACATTTATAATTCTAAAGATTTATTTGAACAATTTGAATAAACAGAACTATTATCATCGTGTTTATCATCAAGTTTATCATCATGTTTATCATCGTGTTTATCATCGTGTTTATCATCAAGTTTATCATCAAGTTTATCATCGTGTTTATCATCATGTTTATCATCATCATTAGATAAAATTAATAATTTTCCATCATGATTATCAATTAAAGACCAAGCAGGATAATATAAATCAGCTTTTGTATATTGATCTTCTTTTAATACTCCATAATTAATTAATGCCATTTTAGCAGCTGCTTGTTCGCCTTCTTTTTTAGAAATACCTAATCCAAATCCAATACAGCTATGTTTAAAATGAGTATCTGGAGGACAGTCAGGTTTTTCAACACCCATAATATATGTTCTTTTATGCGGAGGACCTTCAAAATAAATAGTGCAATATGATGGAAATTTCCATTTTTGTGTATGATAAAATCGCAGTAATCTATCTTTATAATTATTATCCTTATATAGTTTTTCTGAATAATCAATCATTGTTTCAAGTAAGTTAATCATTAGTTGAAAACAATGTTCAAAACCATTACTATTAAATAGTGCACCCATAAATGCTTCAAAAACGTCTTCATGTATTTTATCTAAATTACGACCATTCATTGACTCAATTTGTTTTGAAATAATAAAAAACTTTCCTAAACCTAATTCCTTAGACATTTCGGCAAGATTTGTTTTGTCTTCAATTTTAGTTTGAAGACGTGTCATAAATCCTTCATCTTCATTAGGATATCTTTTAAAAAGATAAAAAGAAACAATAATTTTTATTACACGATCGCCAAAATATTCGAGTCTTTCGTAACTTTTTTCTCGTAATTCTAAAAGATTATTTGTATTTTCCATTTCTTTTTTAGATGCTTCTAAAATATTTTCTGGAAAAATATTTTTTTTACAATATGATTTATGTGTAAAAGCTTCGTGAAAAATATCAATATCATTTATTTTGTCTACTTTTACATTATAATTTGATAAAATTTCAATAATATCTTCTTCAGTTATTAATTTATTTTCTAAATTATAAGGAATATGATAAGTTTCTTCTTCACCATTATTATTTATAATTTTTAATCCATTAGTTAAATAATTTGTAGTCATTAATAGATTAATTATTTAATCTATAAATAATTTTATCAATTTTTTATAAAATAAATATAAGTATTATTTTTAATTAATTTAAACAATAGATTTATTTTATTATAATGGATAATAAAATAAAAGAAGAATGTACGATAGCTGTATGTGGACCAGTTGATGCTGGTAAAAGTTCATTAATTGGTGTATTAACATCAGGTGAATTAGACGATGGTCGTGGTCATGCTAGAAATAAAGTTTTAATCCATCCTCATGAAAGAGATACAGGAAGAACAAGTCATATTACATATAATCCTTTAGTATATCATAAGAAAGATGATAACACTATTTCTTTATATACACCTAAAGAAGATAGAAATTTAAAAGATATCAAAATACGTACTAAAACTTGTTGGGATACAAAAGTTACTTCTTTTTTAGATTTAGCAGGTCATGCAAAATATCTTAAAACAACTATATTTGGTGTAACAGGAATGTTTCCTGATTATGGTATTGTTGTAATTGGTGCAAATACCGAAATTACAAAATTAACTAGAGAACATTTAGGTATTTTATTATACTTAAATATTCCGTTTATTATTACTATTACAAAAATTGATTTAACACCAAAAGATATTTATCAAAATTTATGTAATCAACTTAAAAAATTACTTGGTAAAACTAATTTTGGTAAAATTTTATACTTTATAAATAATGATAAAGAAACTGATGATTATATTAATAATATGTTAGGTAATCATGATATAATTCCTATTATTTCTATTTCTAATAAAGTTGGAACTAATATTGAAAATTTAAATCAAATTCTTTATCATTTACCACATCGTGAAAAAGGAACAAATATTAATGGTTCTATTTATTATGTAGATGGAACATATACAGTTCAAGGTATTGGTTTAGTTTTATCTGGTACTAATAAAGGAAGTCCAATTAATATAAAACAAAAAATGTATTTAGGTCCATTTGAAAATAATATATTTAAAGAAGTTGTAATTCGTAGTATTCATAATAGTTTAAGAGGAAATATTGATATTGCTTTACCAAATGTTCAAACTACTTTAGCTATTAAAGGAACAAAAGAACAAATAAGTAGAAATCAAATTAGAAAAGGAATGGTTTTAATAGATAATATTGATAAATTTAAATCATACATTGTTAAGAAATTTAAAGCAAAAATTAATATATTACATCATTCAACAACTATTAAATCAGGTTATTCTCCAGTAATTCATTGCGGACCTATCAGACAGTCAGCACGTATTAATTTAAATAATCAAATTCTAAGAAATGGGGACACTTGTGAGGTTGAATTTGAATTTGAATATTATCATGAATTTATGGAAAAAAATATGGTTTTCTTTTTTCGTGATGGTTCAACGAAAGGTGTTGGTAATGTAATAGATTATTAATTTTTAATAATTAAAAAAAAATATATAATATAGCTAATATTATATTATGATGAATCATTCTATTGAAACATTAATTACAGCATCTATAATAGTAGATACTATTATGAGTTATCTACTATTATTTAATAAAAATGGTGGAAAAAGTATTAGACAATGGTATAAAGAATTTACAATTGGAGCATATATTATGGATATAGTATCAATAATTATAGGAACCTATTTAGCTACATTAATAAGTACTGATTTTTATATGCAATTATTTTATGTTGTTATTATAGGTTTAATCCACGATATTTCTTTTTTTACATTTTTAAATAATGTTAATACTAAAAGTAGTAAAGTACTTGACATTTTTAAAAATTATGCTAAAGAAAATGGAAAAATAATATTAGTAATAGATGCGCTAATGTTAATTTTAACTTTGTTAGTATCAAATTATTTATTAAATAATTTTTCAAATGATAATATAATATTTTTAGGAGTCTTGTCTTCATATATCGGTCTTTTAATGGTATATTCTTTTTAGATTCCTCGAAGATTTAAATAGATAACAAATAGTTTTCTTTTTTTTAATAGTTTAACAAATGATAATATAATAAATTATTAAATTTTGATAATTAAATATTTAAAAATATTTTAAAATATAATACTATATAATATGATTCAATCTTCTTTTAACCAACCTTCTACTATTAAACCTTCTGTTAAATCTTCTTTCAATCAACCTTCTTTTAATCAACCTTCTGTTAAATCTTCTTTCAATCAACCTTCTTTCAATCAACCTTCTTTCAATCAACCTTCTTTCAATCAACCTTCTTTCAATCAATCTTCTTTCAATCAACCTTCTGTTGTTAAACCTAATCTTGACCAACCTTCTTCTATTGATAGATTTTCTAGTAGATTTCAATTACCTAACAAAAGTGCTTCCACTTCTTCTCAAGTAGGACTTAATGATAATCAACAAATAATTCAAATAAGTCTATTAGTATGTGGTATTATACTATTTCTTGGATCAATTTTTCATCGCGCTCGTGTAGTTACTAAAATTATTAAAAATAAAAAAATTATTTTACCACTTATTGGCGAAATTACTAAAAAAAATTTTTATAAATATAAATATATTAATGTTGCCGTATTAAGTATAGGTATTTTATTAATTTTTACTTCAATGGTTATAGATAAAATCATATAAATATTTTTAAAATGTAATAAATAAAAATAATTAAATATATAAAAATATATAATATAATACAATATAATGAGTAATATTATTGTTCAACCTAACAAAATTCAATCAAGTTTCGGTGGCGTTTCACTTTCTCTTAATCGAGAATTTATAGAAAAAAATAAAGATATAATATATCTTGCTATGGCTTTAATTGGTATAGTAATATTTATTATAGGAACATTTCAACTTTTTAAAAATTATGATAAAAATGATAAAAAAAATATAAATATATATGTTAATATACCAATGTATACTATGGTTACAGGTATTATTTTAATGAGTGCATCATTTGTATTATCTACAGTAAATGAGTCTAAATCTAAATTAGTAAATTAAATATTTTATTTATTTTCACTTACAGGTAAAATTTCTTCTATTAAATCTTTATATGTCCTAAGTCTCATTTTACAACAATATCTTCTTAAACCAATATTTTTAATAAGATTTGATATTTCTTCGTCAGCTTGTTTTTTAGAATATTTTGGATTAGAACAAATTTCTAATTTTTTGTTTTCGTATTCTTCTGTTTTTTGACCTATAAAAAAGCCACAAGTTGGACATGTCATATATAGCATTAAATATTAATATATATTATTTTTAAAAATATTTTATCAATTTTTTTTTAAAAATATTAAATATTTTTCTATTTAATATTAATGTCGCAACTAAAAAAATTAGAAAGAGAACAAAATTTTAATGCAAGTGAATTTAATAAAAATTTTGAACAAGAAGAAAATCAAAAAGAACAAGAAGAACAAGGAGAAAATCAAAAAAACCAAGAAGAACAAGGAGGAAAAAAACAAAAAAATCAAAAAATACCAAAAAATTTAAGTTATACTGATGATTTAGGTATTAATATAAAAAATTTATTTTTTGAAATTCTTGAATTATTAATGAATAAAGAAAATCCAATTCCATATATTATGGAAAATGAAAAAAGACAATTTTATTTTGCAATTATGATTTTATTAATAGGTGGATTATTATTATTTTGGTCTAATTTAATGATAAATGAAAATAAATAAATTTAAATATTATGTTTGGGTTTTCCTACTTCTTTTCTACAAATAGGACATTTATAATTATAATTTGATAACCAAGGTTGTATACATTCGTCGTGAAATGTATGTTTACAAGGCAGATCACATACTTGTTCATCAATATTTAGATCAGACATACAAATAGAACATTTTTCTTCTTTTTTTTCTATTAATTTATAAACTGTTAGTTTATCTTTTTCTGAATCATCTAGTGTTGAAATAACATCTTCAGATAGTTGTTCTGGTAGTAGCAATTCAGAAAAAAGATGACTAAATAATGGTAATATTACCGAAGAATTTGGATTTATAATATTTCCATGTAACGGAAATATTTCATTAATATTGTAGTGTATGGTTCCTCCTGAAACTATATGTGAAAATTGAAATTGCATATTTGAATGTACAAATGTATTTCCAATAATTTGATTATTTGTATTATTAATTATATTATTTAAATTATCAATTATATTATTTGAATTATCAATTATATTATTTGTATTATTAATAATATTATTTGAAGTATCAATTATATTATTTGTATTATTAATTATAATATTTGAATTATCTTGTAAATTTTCTTCAGAATTATTTTCTATAATATCTTCATCATCATCGTCATCATCATCTTCATCATCATCTTCATTTATATTATTATTTGCGTTGTGACTATTTACAAATTGATTTATTACATTAATAAACTGATTAGCTATTTGTTCTTCAGTTGGTTGTTCTAATATTATTTTTATTTCTTCAGTACTTATATTAATACCAAAATATTCATAAAATTCTTTTAAATAATTTGAAATATTTTCAATTGGTATTCCTCTTTGAATTAATTCGTAATTAAGTTTGCGAATAATATCACTTTCATTTTCATACTCATCTTGAAAAGAAACTCTAAGGGCAAATAATTCATCAAATTTAGTATCTAAACTCATTATTAATAAGATATATTATATATTAAGTTATAGACTCAATTTTTTTTTAAATATAATATTTTTATATTATATTTAAAAAATGTATTTAAAAAAGAGTTTTCTTTATATATTAAATGGATATAAATTTTAACATTGATACTATTAAAAAATTATTAGAAAACAATTATTTATCTAATTTAATTAAAGCTTGTGAAAAAAACGGATTAAATAAAGATATATTAGAACATAAATTATTAAAATTAATGGAAGATTCCGAAACTAAAACACATGTAATTAAAAATATAAGTAACGTAAGTTTGAATAATACAGAATCACCTACATCAGGACAATATACTGATGATTATTTATATTTAAAACCTTGGACAAAATTAACAGCAATTCATAAAATTATAAAAATAAAAGAATATGTAAATATGTTATTAATTAAAGATGAAAAAAATAAGATAGAGTTAAAAGAAAAATTAATTGATATGGTAAAAAATAAGATTATTACAAAAAAAGATAGTGTTTTTTATGATTTTACTAAAGGTAAAATCATTAGTATTCCAAACTTACAATTTATAAATGGAGAATATATTATTTAATAAAAATTGATTAAAAAAGGAAATATATATTTATTTTATTATTAAATGTCTAGTGGTAAAATAAATAAAATATTTGACGATGTTAAAAATTTTTTAGAGATACAACAAAATAAAACTTGGTCTGAAACAGAATATTATAGTCTTTTAAATCAGTGTTATAAAACACACAAAGAAATTTATCCTGAATTAACATTATCATTAATGAATGAAATTTTTTCAATATTAATTAAAAATAAAAAAGAATTTATTCAAACATTAGATACTGATAAATGTTATTTTCCAAATCATCTTGAATTATATTCTCCAGTTAAAATTCCTAAAGAATTTAGAAAATTAGAAGAACATTTTCAAAAATTAAAAGCACTTCCACAACCAGAACAAAGAACAAAAGAGTGGTTTGACTATCGTCATAACCGTATTACTGCTTCAGATACTGCTGCAGCAATTGATGAAAATCCATATGAACCAGTTGAATCTTTTCTCCAAAAAAAATGTGATCCAGACTATAAATTTTTAGATAATAAAAATGTTTATCATGGAAAAAAATTTGAATTAATTGCAACAGGAATTTATCAACATATTTATAACGTTATAGTAATTGAATTTGGTGCATTACCTTCAGAAACACATTTACTTTTAGGTGCATCACCTGATGGTATTTGTTCGGCAAAAACTCTTGATAATAAATTTTCAGATAAATTAGGAACTATGTTAGAAATTAAATGTGTTGCTCCAAATGGAAGAACAATAGAAACATCGGGAAGAATTATAGGTCATATTTGTCCATATTATTATTATTTACAAGTTCAACAACAATTAGAATGTTGTGAATTACAAACGTGTGACTTTTGGCAATGTAAATTAATTGAATATAAAACACGTGAACATTATTTAGTAGATAATTGTAAAAACACTATTCACACATTTGGTATTAATGCAGAAAAAATAATTATAGATGATAGAATAAAGAAAGGAGTTTTACTTCAATTCTTTCCAAAAAAATGGGAACCAGAGTTTGAAGAAGATAATATTGAATGGAAAAGTAAATTTATATATCCTCCAAGATTAGATATGAATTCTCAACAATATGATGAATGGATTGCCAAGACAATGTCTGAATTAAATGAAAAATATCCAGATATTATTAAAGATTATTCATTCAATAAAGTTATTTATTGGAAATTAGAACAATCCCATAATCAACCAATAGAAAGAGATAAAAAATTATTTGCATCTATTTTACCAGTTTTAAAACAAACTTGGGAAAAAGTCGAATATTATCGTGAACATTTAGATGAATTACCAAAATTAAAACAAATTATTGAACAAAGAAAAAAATATATTAGAACAGATACAGAATTTATAATTAATAACGATTTAATTAGTAATAAAGTATTATTTTTAGATGATTTTAAACAAACCAAAACTAAAAAAGAAGTTGTTACTAAAAATCTTAAAAAAGAGGTAGAATGTGAGTTTATTGATGATGAAGCTCCAAAAATTAAAAAAAAATTAAATAAATCAAAAACACCAATTAAGAAAGAAGAATCTGATAAAGAAGATGATGGTGAATATAAAAAATTACCTAAAATTAATTTTTTAAATAAAACACAATTTAAAAAAGATGATAGTGAATGTGATTTTATAGATTAATATTATTTTTACATTATTTTTATATTAATTCCAAAAGTGTTAAAGTATTCTGGCATATATTTTATATAATATAGATAAATATAAAGTAAATAACAACATACTGAAATAATAAAAAATATATTTCGAGATATTTTTGTTACTTTTTGTAATGTATCTGTCTTATTTTTAAATTCTGGTAAAAATGATTTAGTTAACAAATAAAACCCTGCTACTAAACAAATAAAACTTATATCTTTAGGTAGATGTGTTTTCCAATTTGGAGTACCATCTGGATTTATATAATCTAATCCTAAATCTTCAATATATTCATAATATTCTGGTAAATATTTAAAAATATGTATATACATATAATATAAAAAACAACATATTGTAATAATAAAAAATATATTTCTAAATATTATTATTACTTTTTGTAATAATGTTGATTTATTTTTAAAATTAGCATCTGATTGAACTCCAGCTAATATTCCTCCAAGTATTAACCAAAAAATACTTATAAATAAATATAAATTTGTTTTATTATTTGGATTACCATTTGCAGATACATATTCTAAATCTTTAGCTATGTAATTAATTATAATTTTATAGATTAATGTTATGTAATTTACATTTATTTTTTCCACAAATTTCTCCTTTTCTTAATCCAGATTTAAGAATAGATTGACATAAATTTTCAATAGGTTGAATTATTTTTATAGTTTCTTTATTTATTTTGTGATAACAACAATTATTTCTACCACAATATTCTCCTTTACGAATACCAGTTGTAAGCAAAACTTTACAATCTTCATGAATATTTTTTATTTGTTTAACTAATTTATTAGTACATTTTTCAGTTACTATTTTTTCACAATAGGGACATTTTACTTTATTAGTTTTTTTATTTAAACATTTACTATGATAGTAATGATTACATGACAAAATTAATTCGTCATTTTCAATAGGTAAATGACAAATTAAACACTTTTCATTTAATGATTGATTCATTATCTCAATCATTTTATATAAAGAATCAAAATCTAAATTCATATACTATATATAAAAATTGATATTTAAATAGATTCTTTACATTATTGTATAATTAATGGATAAACAAAAGTTATTCAAAGATTTAAAAAAAACTCATATGAATATTATAATAAATTTGTGTCGAAAAGAATTATGTCAAGACAAATTATGTCAAGACAAATTATGTCAAGACAAATTATGTCAAGAAATAAGCGATCAAGAAGATAAAAGCGAACAAGAAGTAAGTAGTCAAGAAGTAAGTAGTCAAGAAGAAGGAAGCGAACAAGAAGGAAGCGAACAACAACAAGAAGAAGGAAGTGAACAAGAAGAAGGAAGCGAACAACAAGAAGAAGAAAGCGACCAAGAAGAAGGAAGTGAACAACAAGAAGAAGAAAGCGAACAACAAGAAGAAAGTGAACAACAAGAAGAAAGCGAACAAGAAGGAAGTGAACAAGAAGGAAGTGAACAAGAAGAAAGCGACCAAGAAGAAGGAAGTGATCAACAAGAAGGAAGCGATCAGCAAGAAGGAAGTGATCAACAAGAAGAAGAAGAAAATGACTCAATAAAAAGCGACCCCGATTTAAATTATAATACTCTTTATAAAAGATTAAATTATAAAAAACAAAAACTTAAATCTTTTCGTGATTATTTAAAAATTATTAGTAAATCTATTGATAATTTAAAATATAATGAAAAAACAATTAATGATTTATGTTATATGATTGATGTATATTATAAAAATAATAATATCAAAGATATAAAAATTAAACAAGATAATTTTGAATCAAATTCAGAAACAGTTTCACCATTTAGTAAATTATATAATAGTTCAAATAAAACTAAAAATGACGATAATGAATATATCCACTCTTCAGATAATGAAACTTATGTAAATGATTATATTAATAAAGACAATTTAGAAAAAAAGAATAAAGAAAAAAATAAAAAAACAGAAAAAGA